GTGTTTCCGTCCCGCATCAGCCCTATGGCATTGGATCGGTCGGGGTTATACGCCCCGTCCATCTGGCCCATGACCCAATGCCCCACGCCGGGGCTTGACGTTATATGCCAGCCCATCCGGTTTGATACACAACGTCAGTTGAAGCCCATTGAAGCGACAGATTCTTGGATGTGGTGTTCATCTGAATACCGCCGCAATACCCGATTCCGGTCACGCCCTGCCAGTTAGCCTGTACAACGTCACCCGACCCCCATGTAGCCGTGTCCCAAACCGCCGTATCCCATAGCGAGAACGAGGTCGGGCTATACGCAATAGCCGCCGTACTATCGGCTTGGCTAAAGTCCACGTTGATGGAAAGGTTGACACCGGGCGTACCGCTGGAATACAGGCTAGGCCGTGCGCGGGTAAAGTATTTTTTAACCCCTCGCGTTTCAAAATAATTGAACGCCTGCAAAGCGCGACCAGCAATGTTGTTTGTGTCGTCTATGTAGCCGGTGTTGCCAATTGTCCACGCTTTTGCGACGTAATCTGACCCGCCGTAATACAAATCATCGTTGTAAATGGTGAAGCAATTAGCCGCCCACCCCGTGAATTTGCACCAAGCCTTTGTAATGTTGTTCATTACAAATTGCTCTTGCGTACCCGTTCCAACCGGCACGTTAACAATTAGCGCGTTGTTTTTGGCGTTGTAAATCATCACCCAACCAAAGTTGTTTTGGTAGGTAGAGGTCGCCAGCGCAAACGCACCTTGGATTTTGTCCGACAACGCCACGTTGGGATCAAGGCGAGAGGATTGCAGAGCAGACGCTAGCGGCAACAGGCCATCAAGCGTCAGCAACAGCAAATCACCGCCGTACTTCATAAAGCACCGTTTGGATACCGGCGAACCAAGCACCCATACACCGATCAATTCCCAAGTAGACGCGCTGGACGGGTCTGTGCCGCGATAGACGATGCACTCGCCTTTGTTGGTGACAAACACAAGGTTGTCATCCACGCCATAGCCCGCGTCAATTGTCCAAGTCCCCATAGCGACCAAATAGCCGCCAAACTTGGCAATAGACGAAAGATCAAGGCTCTGCGCCGCGCCACCTACTGATGCGGTCGGCAAATACCACGCTTTAAGCGTGTCCTTTTCTACAAACCACACGCGGTTTTTGAAAAGGTTAATGTTGGAAAGGTTGGTCGTAGTAACGCCCGTAATAGAGGGCGTGGACGCGCCATCAATTGCCGTCCAAGTCGTGCCGTTGTACAGCCGGGGCTTGTCTACCCCGTTTACGGCGTACAAGAAGTTACCGCCCGTTGTGGAAACGTTAATAAATTCCCAACGAGCGTTAGTAAGGCCCGACACAACCGCCGCGCCAACTGCGCCAGAGGAAGTTACGTCATAAAAGCCCGTACCCGAGGCAGCAAACAATTTGGTTGTTGCCGCGCCGTTGTACGGCATCAGCGTTTCAACTTGCCCCGGCAGTCCAGTTGCGTGCTTGGAGTAGCCACCACGAAGGTTAACGCTCGCCACGCCGGGGAAAAAGTTTTCTAGCGTTACGGCATCCGTGGGGGCCATGTTTGCCAATGAGTCGCGTGCGTTCCAACCACCCACGGGGGCGGGAAGCGAAGCAACGTTCGCTGCTGCGCGTTGTATGAGAGCGCGCCGCGCCATTACGATTGCCCATACCCGCTGTCGGGAATGTTGTCGTAACCAATAAGCACCGTACCCGGTCGCGGGGCAAACGAGAGGTTAGCCGCCGACGTATCCTGCGCGATGCTGGTTTCCAGTTCCATGATGTAGTCGCGGTACAGGGCGGTCGTGTCAAAGCCCTTGGCCTCAAAGTATTTGAGTTTGGTACTCAACACCATGAGGCGATCTGGATAGATGCAAACGTCGCTATCTGCCGTAAATGAGGTTTTGGCTACGCCAGCCGCGCTTTCGGCCCATGCGTTGCTACGGTATTCAAACCCAAGGTACTCGCCCGCGTTGACACCCGGCCAAATCTGAAAGTATTTGCCAAGCAACCGCCAGCGGATGCGGGGGCCGGTGCTGATGTAGCCGGAAAGCAACCATTCCCATTGCTGCGCCGATTCGGGGCCAAGCATTTCCCAACGCTTGCTCTTATCCCAATGCGTGCGCGGCACGGTGCTGTTGTAGTCGGAAGGGAGGTCGTACTTGACCTTCTGGAACGTCAATGTTCCCCCAACCTGTCCTTCAGTAAACGCTTGGTTGACCGTCACGGCGGTTGGGCTGTCAACGCTCGTAATATACGTCGCGTTGCCGATGCCTACGCCTTGCACTTGGTAACTGGTGGATAGCCCCGTGGTGCTAGGAATGTTGATGATTTGATAACCACCGTTGACCCAATCGCCCGTCGTGGTCGTAGCATCGGTATAAAACGTGTACTGTTTGGTCAGTTCGCGCCAATCAGCCCGACGCAACAACTCGTAACCCGTAGCGTTCATTAGCGCGAGAATCTGCACAACGTCTTGGTTAGCGTTGCCAGCCACCGTGCTAGGAGTCGGTACGCCCAGTTCGTTAGTTACTTGCTGGACGAGTTGAAGCATCGTGCTGCCCATGTTTAGCCTCCTTCGGCTACTTTAGGAGGCCGTCCCGGCTTACGGGCGGCCATCAGTTCTGCCATCTGCGCTTTGAGCGTTTCCAACTCGCTGCGGGTCTTTTCCAATTCTTCCGCGCTTTCGTTGCGGAACTTGCTTGCCAAATACGCCTTGGCGCGTTCACGGAGGCCGGGGCCACCCATGCCAATGCGTTGCAACTGCGAATCCGAAGCGGCAGCAACTTGCTCAACGCTCTGAAACTTGAGAATACGCAGTTCTTCAACCTGTGCGCGGCTGACTTCACCTTTGCTATCGCGCTGCCAATCGTCCAGCGACGTACCGACCACCGGCACGCCATCGCCCTGTTTCATCTGGAAATACAACCATTGGCGCGGGAATCGTTCTTTGTGATCCTCGCGGACAGGCTGCTCAATAATGTTGGTCTTATCGCCGGGGGCCATGATGCGAACGAAAGGCTTTCCTTCCCATCCTTCAACATCCTTGGCAATAAAAAACTCAACGTGCAATTGAGCGTCAGCAGCGGAAATATCAGAGTCAAGGGCCATCGTCTTTCTCCTGTGGGGATTAAGTTCTTGCGCCGGTCATGCTGTACCACTTTGTGTTGGATACAGCGTAAAAAATGCTAGTGAAATTCGCAGCCACCGACGCGGATGTAGTCCCGTTGATGGTGGAATTTGTATCGTACGGATAAACCTTTAACGTGTTCGCGCCCGAATTGGTGACGTATATGACTTCGCCCATTTCGGTCTGCGGTAACTTTACGCCTGTGCCGCTTGCTGTCGTTCCGACGTTGTTAAATACAAAGGTCAGTTGGTATGCGTCACCCGCCACGGTTCCGGTCGCGGTAATCGCATCTGCCCCGTCCCCACAAATGGAAACGGTAGACAGGCGCGACAACCCCGAACCAAGAACCCGTGACGGGATCGGCACGATTTAGGCTCCGAGAATGGAAACCCAAACCGTCGGGCTAATGCCGACGAACAAACGTCGCTTCGTGGTCGCAACCGACACCGAAGCACCGCCGTCAATCGTTGCACCCGTCTGCGGATAAACGGTCAGCGTGCTTGCGCCATCGTTCGCCACGGTCACAATCGCACCGGCTTCAGCAGTCGGGAGTTTGACACCCGTGCTGGCAGCGGTCGTTGAAACGCGGTTATGGACAGCGGAAAGCGCGAGAGCGTCCGTTGCAGACGAGCCAGCAGCGGTCAGCGAGTTGCCAACGTCACCGCAAATAGCGGTCGTTGCGCCACCCGACTGGCCCGCACCCTGTACTCGTGAAGGAATTGCCATGCTTGCTCTCCTAGAGAGAAGGGGCGAGGTTTAACCCCCGCCCCGACTCAATTAGACCGACGCCGCACCAAACCACGCGTAGTCCCCTGCAACGAGGTCTACGGGCGGGCTGGTGTACGAACCGGCAGTCGCCGTCACCAAGAAGGTGGTGGCGTTGACGGTGCAGGTCGTGGTGGACGCGGAAATCGTCGCGTTCGCCTTGGCGAACACATAACGCTTACCGTCCGAACCGAACACTTCCGCGCCGAGCGGCCCCTGATTGGGGACGTAGGCCGGGGTGCTGGCGTAGTACGAGGTGGCCTGTACTTGAGCAGCGTTGTTCAAGTCAATGCCACCGAGGTTTGCGAGTGAATATGCCATGTTTGCTTACCCCTATTAGGCGATGAGAACGCCGCAGAACTGCGGGCCAGACGAAGTGAGGTTACCGGCCCAGCCGATCAACTTCACAATCGCGTCTTGGTTGACGGCTTGACGCTCGCCACCAATCGGCACGAAGTTCCGGTCTTTGTGCGGACGGAACATGAGGTACTTGGTGTTCAAGAACCACATGTGGTTCGCGTTGCCCGAACCCGAGTTGTAGGTGGACGAACCGATACCACCGTCCAGCACAACGTCTGAGGCCATGCCCGCGCCGTAGTACTTGAGGGCCGCGAAGCCCGCACCCGCCATACCCGAACCAGAGTCCGTGATGCGCTGGATGCTCTGCAGCGACTGCAGATACAAACGATAGTAGTTGTTGTCGGCCACGATCAGGTCAGGCTTGTCGGTACCGCGAATCAACTGCACGGCAACCGCATCCATGTACTGCTGGATGTTGGAGGCCGAGACAGCCGCGCCGCCGTTCGTCACGCCCGAGTAGGACACCGAACGCCAGAACGACCACGTAGCGCGGTTGATGCCGCCGTAGGTGCCGGTGGACGGGCTATCGGGAACCGCCGCCGCGAGGCCGGTAAGGTTCTTGCCCGAGTTGCCGGTGCCGTCGCCGTACAGGTCACCGCTGATGCGGTTCGCCAACTGCGCTTCGGCCACTTCCATGCGTCCGTCAAGGAGGTCAATGATCGCTTCCTTGCCCGAGTTCTGGATCATTTCCAGACCCGAGATGGACACCGCCGAGGCGTACTGGCTGATGCTGAACTGCGCCGCCGAAATGGGCGAGTTCTGACCAACGTTCAACACTTCGTAACCCGAGTACGAGTTGGTGTTGTTGGTGGTCGTATCGTTGTACATGATTTCCTGCAAAATCACGTTACCACCGGAGAACGTCTTGATGTTCCCACGGTCTTTGAGGCGACGAAGCAACGCGTTGTTGTTCGTCACGTTGTCAGCGAGTTCACCCGTGCGGCTCTGAATGTTAGTCGCAATGATGTCGCTGATGCTTGAGTTGGCAAATGCCATGTTAATACTCCTGTATCAGTTGATTAAAACCGTGACTGTTGCTCGTTGAACGATTCTTCAAGCAATGCACGGCGACTTTGCGCTTTGGGAGCCGTGTTCGCGCCGGGTGTGGCACTTCTGACGCTGACCGCAGCAGCCCGAGCCGCTTTCGCCGCTCGGTTTTTATCCGCTGCCTGCTTTCTATCCAGTTCGGCTTGTCGGCTTTCCTGTATTTTTGCAGACAATTCGGAATCTAAACGTAACGCTTTATCATAAGCGTCCTCTAATGTTTCTGCCATGCCCGATTGGAGCAGTTGAATCATTGTCGGACGCGCTTCTTCAAAGTACTCGGCCTTTGTGGAGAACGAGTCAATTTCGTTAGCCATTTTTGCCTGTTCCATGGACTCCTGCTGCTGTTTCCAAGTCAGCACTTCGCCCTTGACGCTGGCTAGTTCGTTTTTAAGGGCAAACAACAGGGGGTCGGCAGAGTTCTGCGGGGCATAGGCTTGGCTTGCGCCCATTCCCGACAGGTCTACGCCGTATTCCTGCGCCAATTGCGCGAAATACTGTGCGCGGGCCTGTGGGTCGCTGTTCCGCAGCGTGTAATCGGCCTTCATCAATGCCGAAACCGCCTGTTCCGGCTTCAAACCAAGGCCGGTAATGGTCTGGCGGTATGGCTCAATGGCCTGTTCCATGGCATCGGCAAACTGCTTCTTGGAAAGCAGCGGCTCAATGCCCTTTCGCATCTGCTCTTCGCGTTGCCACGCATACTCTTGAATGCGCGGGTCGGCCTTTTGCCACGCTTCGTGGTATTCCTTCTTCCACGATGCCGGGGGACGCCTCCAAACCGGTTCCTCAACAGGTTCCGGCGCGGGTTCCTCGGCCTTGGTGGTCTTGGCGAATCGTCCTGCCTCGTCGCGCCCTGTGGGGGCTTCCGTTTCTGCCGCCTCAAACTGTTCTGCCAGTAGGCTTTTACGGTCTACTGGCTCCTCTGCGGCGGTTTCAACGGGGGCTTGGGTATCCATTACTTATCTCCTGTGGGGATCATGGGTAAATCGGATTTCATCGCGTAAACGCGACAGGAGGCGATTAGCGTCCTTATGGGTCATGCTGGCGAGTTGGTGCCGTAGCACATCAACCCGCTGGCTTTTCTGCTCTACGGGCTTCGGAGCGTGTTTTAGGGGGTTTTCGTTGCCGACCTCTATGCACCCGTGCGCTTTAAGGTGCGCCCGATGCTCCGAGCGGCTGGTAATCATCCGACCGTCAATCATGGATTTGTAGGGTTGGATATCGGGCATGACGTAATGCCATTGGCCCTTTTTGTCCTTTGCCACTTCCACAAAATCGCCGTTTTCGTCTTGGATGTAACGTCGTTTCATAGCAACAAAAGCAATGCTTCCTCGTCGTCTAGTTCTTGAAGTTCCCGATACAGCCGCTCCATGCGCACCACATCGTTAAGCAGGGCGTCAAAGTTGATTTGGGCAACCGGGACAATCTCGGCGTCCACCACGGCAACTTCCACAAACGGCGCAACAATTTCTTGCGCCACACGCGGCTTGCCTTCTACCAGTTCCTCGTAAGCGGCAATGATCTCTTGCCGCCGTTCCGCACGTTTCTTGGCTTCTTCTCGGAATTTGTGATCTTTGCGCTTGTCGCCATCGTGCGTGTCAATAAGCACGACCGGCGGGGGCGGCGGCGCGCCTCCGACGTTATCGTCTGCAAACGGCAGTACGCAAAATGGGACTAGGCCGAACATTAGGCGCTAATGCCCCCAGATGTAGAGGGCAGCGTTGGCTCCCACGGCTCGGGCGGCAATGTCGGCGGTTCTATGGCAGTTACGGCGTATTCGCACTCCACCCATGCCAATCCGTCATGCGCCCAATTCCATTGATAACCGGGACGGTCAGCGGGCTTGGGATCGCGCACAACCCATTCGCCGTTTAGCCACGCGAGTTCCTTGCCTTCCGGCACTTCGGGCGCATCCGGTACTTCTACCCATCCTTCGGTGCCGTCCGTTTCGGGCTTTGGGATTGAGCCATTTTTGCTAAACAACATACGTCACCTTATTGCAGCGGGAACGCTGAGGTCGGCGGGGTGAAGTTGGAGGTATAACGGGCAATGCCTTTGGTAATACGGAAATCGTCAATATATCCATTGAAATCTTGGCCTGTATCATTTGCAGAACCAATCGTTGCTGCGTATCCAGTTGCAGGGAATATAGAGCCGGAAAGAGTTTGCGTTCCTGTACTGATTCCATTACGCCATCCGGTAATTGTTGTTCCAAATCGCGTAACTGCAACGTGCATCCACGCTCCAGTTGAATATCCGCTGCCTAACGAGGCTCCAGCCAATGCCCAACTAGACCCTGTTGTTGATGCTGAAATTGACAACACCCCGCTGCTATCAATTTGCAAAGTCAACCCATAAAGACTTGTTTGCCTTTTGCCATACCATCCGTTGTAGTTTTTGGCTGTATTGATGTAAAGCCAACCTTCAATTGTCCAATCTCCACTACCCAAATCAAAGTTTCTTGAGTCAGCCGCTGCAAGCCAATCACCCGTGCCGTCAAACAACATTGACGACCCGCCAAACTTGCTCTGCGTCGTGCTGATCTGCGCGTTGCCCACGGTTTCAAGGTCGTTCTTGGCCGTGGCGTCGGTGATTGCGCCGTTGGTGTAGGAAAGTAAGAGTTGGGTGTTGGCGACAGCAGTAAGCGGAGCAGTTGGAACAGAAATTGTAGTGCCGGAATACAGTCCAGTGCCGTTTACCACACGAACATCCGTAACATATCCAGTAAAGTATCCCGTTCCGCCCGACCCGCCACTACCTGTTCTTGCTCCAACAGTAAACGGATCAGCAGAGTTGATGCGAGTCGGCATTGTAAACGTCCCAATCCGAGTTCCGTTTACATAACAACTTGCCGTCCCGCTAGTGCAAGACATTGCAAGGTGATACCACTGATTTGCCGTAATTGTTGTTGTAGAACTACTTGAACTATATGCAAGATATAGCGTTGTGGAATTTGACCAAAATTCAATTGCTTGGTTAGAAGCGTCTGCCGGTCGGTGTTGCGCTAATACGTTTGCTTCTGCGGAAGCGGTACTTGTCCAATATGCCCAACATTCAACCGTAAAGTCTCCGGTAAAATACCAAGCAGCATTATCCGGCGCACTTAAATAATCCCCGCTCCCATCAAAGTACCCGCTACCGCCAACCGTGCTTGCGCTGTATGCAGCCGTGGGCGCAAAGGGGCTGAAGGCTTGGACGGAGGGGGAGCCAACCAACGTCGGAGACAACGCATTGCTGCTTGCGTCAACAAATCTATTTGCTTGGCAAGTAAGTAATTGAGTCCCACTAATTGCAGTCAGCGGCACAGATGACGGCGTGAAATTGCTGGTATATACCGCAGACGACGTTATACGCAGATTAGAAATGTACCCATTCCACGGTGAACCGCTGGTTCTTCCGTTTGCAACTTGAACTATTTGTCCTGTTGCCGCCGAATTAGCAAGCGTAGAGGTTGAGGCAGTACCGTTGACGTACACCTTTACCGTTCCAGAACTTCTGACCCACGCAACATGAACCCATTGCAATACAGGAACAGATGGGCCGGTACTAAACGTATATCTAGTTACCGTATTTGTTGCCGTGATTCCCGCAACTGATGGGTAATTTGTTCCGTTGTTAATTTCAAATGAAGAAATTGCGCTTGATGAACTGTCGTACAAAACTGCCGGATTAAAAGTTCCGGTGCTGTAATTGTTATATACCCACGCTTCAACCGTAAAATCTGATGCAAACGATAAAGCAGAACTGCTAGCGAAATTGATGTAATCGCTACTGCCGCCAAAATAGTTTCCCCACCCCGTCTGACTAAACGGGCTGAAGTTACCCTGCGTCGTGTTGCCGTTGCGCGTGATCGTGAAAGCGTTGCTGGACGAGTCCAAGAACGTGTTGTTCTGCGCCCCGTTCGTGCCGTTACCCGGAAGCAACAACGTGACGTACTTGAAGTAAGCATCCGTAACTTTTGCAATTGCGCTAAACAGCCCAAACCCTCTGGCTGCGGCGGCGGCAATTCTAGAAGTAACTGGCATTTCGGCCCCTTATTTAAATTGGGTCTGTGCGGCGAGAACGGTGAACGCTGCCGATCCCGTTTTAATGATGGTGTAGGTGTAGGCGTCAATGCCCGACGCATTACCAGCAGACCACGCCGTGCCGCCTTGATATTTCGGCGTAACCGATGAGCCGTCCACTTGCACCGCGTTGTTGTAGTAGGCCGTGCTGCCCTGCGTCACAAGAAACACAACCGTGATGCTTTGGCCGGTTGAGAGCAGGGTGTTGAGCGAAGTGCCCGACGACCCACGGAAGTTAACCGTCCAGTTAGCCGAAGCGTTAGTGGTGTAATACAGCACCGATTGGGTGGTTACGTCATAGTTGATCGTGCCGGTTGCCGCAGTCGCGCTAACCGTCGTTGTTTCGGCTGCGTCAGCCAGCACCATTGCAAGCGTGGACGAACTGCCGTTAAACGTCTGCGTGGCCGTGAACGTGGTTGCCGTAGCGGGGGCGACGTAATCCGTGCCAGCCGTAGCCGCCGTAAATGCGCTAGTGCCATTGCCTTTCAACACGCCGGTTAGCGTGGTTGCACCCGAGCCGCCATTGGCCGTGCCAAGCGTTCCGGTAACACCCGAGGAAAGGTTAACGGTGCCGAGCGTCTGCTTGAGCGATCCGTAGGTGTCAAACGTGCCATCCGTCGTCCAAGTGTCGCCCACGTTGAGCGTGACCTTGGCAATGGTGCGGAGCGTTGAGGCGTTGTTGTACGAAACCGTCAACGTAACCGCCGCCGTGTCCTTGTTCTCAATCGTGATGGCTTTAATCGTGCGGCGCGTTGAGGCCGCAGGAGCCGCGACCAGCGTGACGCTACTGGTACCGTTTAGCGCGCCATCCGTTGCGCCTTCGGTAAAAGTCGTGCCGTTGTTGTCAGCCCACGCCGCCGTAAAGTCGGGGTTGGTCGTGGCCGCTGCGCCCGACATGGCGACAACGATAGATTTGCTCGTTGAGTCAAGGATTAAAAGTGCCATGTCAGACCCTCAAGAAATGAACCAAGCATAGGCTTGTGCGCCTGCCGCGCCACTACCGCCCGATGCCGCAATGGTGATGGAACCCGAACCGTTGGTAACGCTAATGCCGCTGCCTGCCGTGATGTTGGCAACCGTGTAGCCAGAACCGTTGCCGATCAGCAATTGGCCGTTGGTTGCCGCCGAGGAAAGCCCCGTACCGCCATTGGCGACTGCCAACGTGCCGGCAAGCGTGACTGCGCCCGTGGTCGCCGTGGAGGGCGTAAGGCCGGTCGTGCCACCGCTGATGCTCGTGACACCCGCCGAGCCAACCGACGTAAACGACCAGTTAGCCAGAGTTCCCGAACCGCCAACAACATCTGCGTTGATCGTAAGCGTCGTACCCGAGAAGGCGGTGATGTTGCCTTCCATGAAGTACGTCGGGTCGGGCGGGTACGCCACACGAACGCGGGAGCCGACCGTAAACGCCGTGTTAGTGGCGTTAAGATTGGTCGTAAATGTTTTGGTTCCCGTGCCGATGGCAACCGAGGACGTAGATGTAAGCCCGTAGTAACCGATGCCGATCTGCGTCAGTTGCGCCGTAGTAACTATGACACCGGGCGTTAGCGGGCGAGTCGGAGAAGTCTGCGCCGGGTATGTTTGGATGGATATGTCGGTACTGCTCGCGGCCCACGCGAGTTCCAAATAGTCGCCCGCAGCCAACGTGAAAACGTAATTACAGACCGCGATCAAGTGACCGTTAATGCCGCCGTGCCTGTTGGCGACGCTAAATTGGCTGTTGGTGTCTGCAAGGTCGGTGCCGTTTTTACGCACCCAAATGTCAACGTCGTGGATACTGGCGTTGGCGTTTTCTAACTGGATGGAATACGTCAGCGCATACGTCCCGGCGTTGGCGTAGGTAATGCGGTTGCCGCTAGCAATGCTTACGCCGTTGGCTTCGTCCGTTGTGCCGATGTTGACCACATACGCCGTGGTTGTGCTGGCGATAGTTTGGTCGGTCGTGTCTTGGAACGCGCCGTAATACGCCGTAGACCCTACGCCCGACGAAATGCTTGACCATGCCGGTGCGCCAGAGCCGGTGGACTGTAAGTATTGTCCTGCCGTACCAGCCGTACTAACTGCGTAAGCCGTACCCGTGCCATACGCCACGCCACCCGCAGTCGGGGTTGCCGTGCTGTTAGTGCCGCCGTTGGCAATGCCGAGCGTGCCGGTAAAACTGATGTTGGGCGTGTTACCGCCCGAAGAGGCCAACGGCGCAGAGGCCGTGACCGACGTAACCGTGCCAACTTCCGGCGCGTTGATCGTAATCGTGCCGTCACCGTTGGTAATGGTTACGCCCGTGCCAGCCGTGAGGGTGGCTTTGGTCAACCCGCCAGCGGCGTTACCGATAAGCAGTTGACCGTTGGTATAGGTCGTGTTGCCCGTACCGCCATTGGCGACGGGAAGCGTTCCTGTAACGCCTGTGGTCAACGGCAACCCGGTGGCGTTAGTCAATACGCCCGCAGTCGGCGTGCCGAGATTGGCGTTGGACAGCGTTTTGTTGGAAAGCGTCTGCGCCGAATCTAGTGTGACCGCCTCCTCCGCAGGGTACGCGACAAACACATCTTTAGTGTTGGCCGCGAAATCCACGAGATTGCCGCCATTGCTTGACGAGAATACGGAGTCGCGTGACAGGGAATTCGTACTAGAAGTGTAAGTACCAGTTCCAACTTCCCACGCTCCCGTAGTGCTGTCGTAAATGGTGTAGTACGTCGTGTTGCCGTTGCCGATCACCGAGAACGGTTGATAACCGACAGATGTACCCGCCAACGTCATCGCGCCGGTTCCGGCGGTGGCTGACGTTTCCTTTACGCGGTCTTTAAGTACCAGAGCCATGACTTATTGCACCGTCGGCGGCATTTGAGGGGGCGCAGGCGGTTGCGGCGGCATGGCAAACGGCAACGGCTGTTGCACCACCTCTACGCCAGCAGCGCGGCCATCCGGCCCACGCACAATACGCTTGGGAGCCGTAAGCGTTTTAAGCGCGGCTTCCAGTTTGCCCATCATGTCGGCGTACATCTGCATCGTCTGCTGTTGCAGTTCTTGAATGGCCTGCGCCGAGCCAACCACGTTGCCTTCCACGTTCTGCATCATGCGTTCCGTGTTGGCCTTGGTCACCTCAAGCATCGGAATATCAATGCCGGGGTTGGCCGAGATACGCGCCACGTTGATCTTGGTCTGCGCGTCAAGGTCGGCCTTGTACTTGTCAATTTGCGCTTGCATCTGCATTTCTTGCGCTCGCAACTGGCCTTCCTGTTGCAGTTTGGCCTGTTCCATCTGCATCTCGGCCTGCACTTTCTGTTGCTCGGCTTGCATCTTGGCTTGCTCCGCTTCGGCCTCGGGGTTGGGCTTCGGCTGCTGCGCCTGCTGTTTCATCTGTTCAAGCGCGGTATCCAGTTCGCCTTCAATGGCCCGAGCCTGCTTGAACGCGCCAATGCCGTACTTCAGCAGTTCCATCATCATCGGAACCATCTGCGGCGAGGCTTGCGCCACCGGCAAGGCTTGGTTCAAGAACCCGCCGTAGGCTTGGATAAACTCCAATCGGTCGCGCTTGTTCTGCGCTTCGTCAATCTGCACGAGTGAGTCCGACGCGATCTCAATGCGGAAGTTACGCAGCGGGCGGTCTTTGATTAACTGCATCGCCTGCGGAATCAACTGCTGATCCGTGGGCGACATTTGCTGCGCCGCCGCGTACTGAAGGATCGTTTCCGGCTGAAACTTGGTGCAAATGATCTGCGCCTTGAGCCGGATAAGGTCAGATGCAAAGAGGGCAACGTCCTCTTGCATTGAACGCAGTCTTAACCCCGCGTACTGGCCTTTGATTTGCTGCGCGGTTGCGGTTTCCGAGGCGGCACTTTGACCACGGATGATATCTGCGATGCCCGTGATTTCGTAGATTTGGCCTTTGATGTCGCTTCGGGCTTGGTAGCATTGGATGAGTGCTTGGGCGATGGTGTCCAGCGGGAGAAGGTCAACCGAACCCTTGAGGCCACCTTTCTCACTAAAACCAGTCCATTTGTCCACAGGGATAAGAGCATTGTTGTCACCTTCGGTCATCAACCGCTGAAGGGCGGGCTGGCTTGCGTCATACACGCCACGCACGCGCAGGGCTTTCACCAAGCCGTCAATGCGGTCGGACAGAATATCCAACTCCATCGCTTGATCTTGGTACAGGACGAAATCGGGAACCGGCACAAGGCTGTCGCTGGTCGTGGTCGCGTACAGCGGGCGCGGGCAGGGCCAGAAGCCTTCCAACCCAAGCGGGTCATCGCGCTCGTCAATGACGGTCGGCATCCCCTTGCAAAGCCATACAACCTTGTTGCGTTCCTTGTCCCACAACTCGCAAATCTTGGCGCGGTTGTACATCTTCTTCTGTTCGTTGTAGGCGTTGAGCGGCTCCGGCCCTTGGTCAAGGGGTATCTTGCGTGCCATCTCCTCGCCAAAGCGTTCTGCGAGAGCCTCACGGGTCATATAGACCCAACGCCAGACCTGCGTGACTTCTTCCCAAGTGCGGGCTGGTGAATGGCCGAAATCGCGCCAATGGACGTAATCCACCGGGGCGCACTCGTACTCAATCTCCTCGGGACGGTTCGGCTCGCCTTCACCCGGCTCAATGTCCTCGGTGATCTCTAGGCCATCGTCCTCAATGCCCTGCGGCTTAACGTGCGGTTCATAACGCACCCACGAAATGCCGCGACCGCCGAGGAATCGGTCGGTCACGCACTCTTTCATCGTGGCGCGGAAGTCGGGGTAATGCTCAATTTCAAAGTCCACGGCCCGTTCAATCAACAGGCTTGCCACGCGGCTTACGGGGTCATTGTCGCCAAAGCGACGAGACACATCGGCCTTTGGCAGTTTGGCGTAGACCGCCGGGATCAACGTCTGGACGTTTGACCAGAGGATGTTGAACTTGGCGGTTTCGTTGCCTTGGCTTGAGCGCGTGTCGTCGCGGTAACGCTTGATGATCTTCTTGACCCGAGCGTTCCACTTGGCGAACTCGTTGTCATACGCGCCGATGGTACGGAGGTATCGTTCAACTTCGGTGCTTGCGATCTGATCCATTATCGGCCCGTCCTTAATGCTTCGCGCTCATGCAGCAACTCGGCTGCGTTTTCGCTCGCGGCTGGCGTGACGTACTTGCCCAAGTGCTTGCCGGTGCGACGGTAATGCTCAATGGCTTGCCGTGCGGCTTCATCTTCGGTATTAGCAAGTTGCCCGTTAATCACGGTCGGCAACAATACTTCTTCGTTGTTGATGTTGGTTCCCATGCTGCGAACCGTGCTAATGCCGCCTTCGCCGGGGATGCGGTTTGGCACTTGCGGAAGGTTGGAAATGTCCATGTTGCGCGGGGCCATGGCATACGGCACGCCCATAGC